TGATAGTCTAGCCCCCCCCTTGGGGGGGTTGGGGGGGGATAATAGATGCCTTGACACAGAGTCAAGGGGTTGATACAAGTCGACTTGTGCAGAGATAAGATGCTTGTTTAGACCCTTAGGACTCCTGTCCGTTATAAGGGGCTAAACGAGAGTTGATTCCGACTCATTTTTAGACTACTAGTATCACTAGGCGTTAAGAATCTAGTTGCATAGGTTGCGTAGCAACCTATATGTTGAAGCAACTATTTAAACTTATCGGACGAGTTTTGCTCGTTAGTCTAAAAATGTATTAAAGAGTCGGAACGTTTATGGAAGGGTCTCGTCCCGCTTTTAGACGCCTGCAAGATAATAACAGCTTGCCTGTTATTATCCCAAGTGTCTAAAAGTCCATAAACTTTACTTGATTCTAGTGTCTAGTATCTCTTTAATGTCCCTGAGAAGCCCTACAAGCTCACTCACAGAGTCTTTAAGGTATTCTTTCTCAGACCTACCTTTACAAGTACTTAGGTGTTCTTCTTTGGTGTGTTCTTCATCACCACACAACTCACAGTACTTCATTCTTCCACCGGTTTAACTGATTTAGGTATAATGTTGAAGAAGTTACCATCTTTCTCAACTAGGAATGTACACCCCTTACCTACGAACACGTCATCTAGGTTAACTACTTCATCTACCACTAATTCTGCTCCGAACTCTTGAGTTAGTTTACCTAGTTTCGTTACTGGTGATAGCTTAGTAGCATACCCTGCCTTTAGCTTGATCCCATTAGCTAGTTCTATTACTAAGTCTGTGTATGCGTATGGTTTCTCTCGATACTGCACTTCTACTATCTTACCTACATGTTTACCTTCTTCTATTGTTTTAGCTTCTTCTACTTTTAGTTCCATTTGTTTTACCTCATTTTGTCGTTTTTTACTTCACTTAATCTTTTAAATATTAAGTCTGTTGCGTCTTTAAATCCATCAATATATCCACACATATGGTCTATGTTTATATCCATTTGTTTTGCCTCATTTGTATTATTGTTGTACTAGTTGCTTGGCAATAACAAGTGGAGCAGAGGTACTAATTTCATAGAATATCTTGTTTGCTCTTCTAATAGGAATTAACCAACCATTAGTTACCATCCCTTTAAGAATTCTAATCAAATATCCATACTCTATCTGTAACTTATAACCCATTGGGCTAGCGTACTTATTGGGAGATGTTACATTACTCAGATAAATTAATATCCTCGCTTCACTCATTTTTACTGCTTGTTTGTTTGCCACACTAGTGGATTATTATTGACATATATATATATGCTTGTCACTAGTGCAAGTGGTAACCACTACTGGAATACATTTATATAGAGGGGTCTATTATCTAGATTAGCTTAGAAGATATTCTAATAATATATTAGTTAATTAATGACTAGTTAACAAGGGGATAATAACCTATAAGATAACAATAATAACGATTATCCACCAATATTTACAATAGAAAGACATACTGCTTGAATTGTAATACTTTTACTAACTGCCCCACCATCTGTTCTCTGAACCCATAACTCTAGAGTATCATTAGCGGTTAAGTCCGCTATACCCATAATTGTAGCACAACCTAGAGCATTTGCATTACTTGTAGTTCTGTGTGTTGTTAAGTTAAGAAAATCATTCGTACCATTATTAGTTTTAATATGGAAGTCATAAGCATTAGGCGCACCTGACTTAACTGCCATAGAACAAGTTATTAAATATTGTCCTGTTTGGTCAATAGTTATATGGTCATTAGTGTGGTCGGGAGTAGACACATTACTATCGCCGTTAGTATCAAAAATAGTTACTTGATAAAATGTATCTTGTAATGCCAAAGTTGTAGTAGTAGCGTTTCCGTGAGCATATATTGAGCCGAAAGGTAATCCTGAACCTGAACCACTGAAAGTAAGATTATCATTATATTCTACTGGATTGGTATAACTAGCATTACCCTGATAAGAAATAGTCCCTGTAAATGTAAAATTACCTGAATAGGTACCGCTTTGGTTAAATACGTTTGAGACTTCAAAGTCTACATACCCCTTATTAGCTAAATCCCAATCATTAGTGGGACTATCTCTTTTAATACTTCTAACGTGGTCTCCCGAATTGTTAGGCATAATCATTTCTGTTGAAATAGGAACTACTTTAGGGGTAGCTCTCTTCATACTTGACATTAACCTACTTGTTTTGCTCATAATCCTACCTTTTTTCTTCTAGGAACAAAACTTCCGTTAGTTGCTAGAAGATTGGATTGTCTACCTTCCTGTTTAGTTGTCTCGGCTGTTAAACCTGACGTTACGGGATAGCGTCTAGCTATCTCTTTAGTTCCTTTTCCGCCTACCATTGTAAAAATAAAAAATAAAAAATATTTATGCTGCTTGGATCACGACTGCGTGACCCACGCCCTTATCAGCAAAACATACTACTTTATCAGCAACTACTGGAATTCCTGTTCCGAAACTCATTCTAGAACTAAACTCTGAGTATCTGTTACAAGCTACAACGTCACCTACTAAAGTTCCGTTGTGTCCGCTAACAATATCTGCGTAGTTGTTATCTTCCCAGTTCCAATGAGAGATTAAGTTTTTGGTGTTACTTACTCCATCGTAATCTGCTAAGATTTGTGCTGCTGTTAAGTTAGTATTCCAATACTTTACCGCACCGATTGCACCTTTATACTCTTGAGTTAAAGCTGCGTCTCCTGCAATACTATCTGCTGCACCAATATGTCCGCCATCTACTCCGTCCAGATTTTTAAACCATTCTGTTAAATCTGTGGTAACTGTGTCAGTTACTGCTACTTCTATACCATTAACATACATTCTCGGTCTAACTCCGTCTTGAACAAGTGCAACGTGCTGCCATTTGTGCGGTGTCAAAGCTGTAGCTGTGGAATTAATATCCCACTGCATTACTGTTGCGTCCATACAAGCTGCGAATAGTTTTCCACTTTCAAAAGAGAAATGAATATATTCTGCTGCATTTGCGTCACCTACACCGATAATGGTATATGTTCCACCACCATCTGGCATATTTACCCAAGCTGTGATAGTTCCTTTTGTATCATTTGCTGCTGTTCTTGCTGCTGCGAAAGCGTCAATTTGGATACCATCATCAACTGCACCGCCTAAGAATCTTAATGCGGGTTTTGCGGGAGTTAAAGAACCCGCAACGTGATATATATCAGTAGTTGCCATTATGCACTCACCGTCCCATTAATAATTCCTAGTAGTTGTAGCTGATTGATTAAAGTCCCTAAAGTGTCCGCTGTAAGTAAATCGTTATTGGCATTACAATCTAATGATAATCCCGCACTCCAATTAGTTACAGTAAACGCAAGTGCTAGAGCTTCGTTATTGTCCCTCTTGTTTCTTGTCATCTTTCACCTCTTTAGCCGCCTTTGGCTTAGGTTTTGACTTCTCAACCTTCTTCTCTTCCAAATCCTCTAGTTTATAACCTGAATAAACTAAATTTAGTGGGTGATTAGGTTGAGAAAGTACTGCCTTAATTCTGGCAGCTTTCTTCTCAATGTGGGCTTTCATCAAAGCGGCTTCTAGCTCTTTGCCCGCTTTGACGAATTGCTCATACATTACTTTACAATTTTGTAGAGTCATTTTTCTACACCGTTGTATCTGTAATGATATGTACACTTTTTGGGTCTGTTAGCAAACACTCGCCTTCTTCCCAACACCTAATCTTTTTACCGATTCCCGGCTCGTCCATAACTACACTAGTCATAGGAACAAAAGATTTCCAAGTTGCACTTCTACTAGGTACCCATTGGATAACGTAATCAGTTGTTGCGTTTTGACTTACAACTACATTACAACCTAAGATTTCCATAACAACTCCGCTCTTAACTTTCTCACTTGAAAACTGAGGAATACTGCTTCCCTTAACATTAATCAAGTATTGAAGTAAGAACTGATGCTCGATTGGGTTCATCAATAAGATACTTCCTTCGGGATTATATCCATTAACTCGGATTTTTCTTTTCCCTACTAAGATATCTGCAATTGGGTCACCAGTTGCTGCATCGTTCCAACCATCTGCAGTTGCTGCTGTGGTTTCAACATTTGTTGGATTAGGCACTGTTGGGGTTGCTGCTGCCGCTTCAGTAATTACACTATAAATTCTTAAGTCTACCTTCCGAGCTACTGCTCTTACCAAGTCCCGTACATTAGTTGCTAACACGTCAATGTCTGAATCTTTAATATCTTCCATTGAGATAATCGGTGACTCTACAAAGAACTTCTTAACATAACTTGTATTTCTTGTCCAAGTCTGTTCAGTTACAACTGGTAAAGATTTGTCTGCTACGTTAGAAATGTGACTTGCTGTAATTCCTGCAGTGTCTGCACTGTCTAAGAATCCTGCTGTTTTTTGATACCATCTGATTTCTCTTGCTGAGGTTTTAGATACAGTTACGAATTTCTTAAATACGTTTTCTTCGTCTGCAAAACCTTTAGCAAGTTTGTCAATGTTAATTCCTCTTATGTCCGCTTGTCCTGATTGGTCTGCCATTTTAGTACACTCCTATTTGAATTAAAAATGTTTCACTTGCTGCTGCAGTTTCTAAAGCTTTACCAACAACTTCACAATGGTTCTCGATTTGGTCGTCGTCTGCTGTTGCTACTGTATTAGCACCTGCAATTTTACATAATTGTCCTGCGGTTACTCCTGCACCGGAATCTTTTACTCTAAAAACTCCTTGAGTGTGTAACGCCAGTTTAGTTCTTCCGTCACTAGCAACTTTTTCTTCTGCTGCAATTCCTGCAAAGAATTCTCCGTCTGCTGAAGTAGCTGACGCAGTCATTGGGTCTGTCAATTGACAGAGTGTGCCTTTTTCAATACCCGCACCATCAGCTACGGTAAAAGGAATAGGCATTCCTGTTTCAAACATTAATGTTGCTTCATTTGCCATAATATATTCACCTTATGGCAGTAATGAACAGATTTATTTAAAGTTTTCCTTCTCTTCTGCAATTCTTTGCTTAGCTCTCTCCACAATTAATTTATTGATTTCTAGGTTTGCTTCACCCTGAGTGATCAATTCTTCTGATTGTTTCAAGATAGAAGTCCAGTTTGCTTCGGCTTTAGAACCAATCTTTACACCTAAATCTTTAGGCACTACTTCGTCTTTTCCCATTTTATGCGTCCCCTGCCATAACTCGTTTGGCATATTCTTCAGGTGTTTCGTCTAACTTCTGTGGTGCTTGTCCTGCTGTGGACTTACCACTAATCATATTTTCTGCTGCTAGTTTCTCTTGTCTAGCCAAGTTCTCAGCCATTATCCTATTCTGTTCTTCTAACCTAGGAAGAATGTCTTGAGCTTCTTCCAAAGCGTTTTTCTTTTCAACATTCTCGCTATCTGTTGCTTTCTTGTTTTCTTCTTTCGCCATTTCATTTTTCACCTTTTGTTTTTAAATATAATACCAATTCATTAAATGCTTTGGTATTCTCTATAATTTTTCTTTCCATACGGAACATAAACCACGCTAAGACTATCCCTAACACTCCGTTGTTTATTAATATTGAGTAGTCTATCATCTTTCGCCTCTTTTTCTCTTTTCTTCCTCAAAGAAAGCCGCTAATTCTTCTTCTGTAAATCCTTTGTCTCCCTCTCTAACACTTGCTAAGTTAGCGTTAAAATCTTGTATTGATTGTTCTTGTCTTGAAAGAACATTGGCATCAAATTCTGCCTGTTGTGCTTGTTCTAAAGGGCTTGTAAAAAACTCTTTTCCTTCTTCTGCACCCCTTAACCTTTTTTGTTTTTTATCTTGAATTTTTGCAGACTCATAAGCAGTTTTCATAAAAGTATATGCACCTTTAAGGGGGATTAATAATGAAAGATAATCCCACATGTCTCTGTCTGTTAATGCTAATCTGTACTCTATTAATTCCTCGGCAGCGTCTAAAAGTAATTCGTCTTGTGCCTTCTCTATTGCGTGATTAACATTTTGGTCTGCTTCTTCTTCTAAGAAACCATTTAAGATAACGTTGCCAACAACTCCTGTAATTGCACTTGCAAACTTGTTTTCTCTTATAAGTTTTGGAACCCAAGAAGTGATTTTTTTAGCTGCCCAAACATTCTGTACTCTTATTTTGCCATCTGTTTCTAAGATCCTATGTGATACTCTCTCATAACCTTTGGGGATTTGTCCTAATGCAGATTGTGCTGCTTTTGGGTTACTTAGTCCTTGTGTCGTTATTAAGTTTTCTCCCTGTGCAGTTGCTTTTGTTATTTCATCAAATCCTTTTTTAATTGCTGGATTTGTTGCTGCTTTAGTTGCCTGTGCTGCTTTTTGTGCTATATTAAAACCACCAATTCCTGTTGTAGAAGTTGAACCCAGTTTTAATAAATCCATAATTGTTGGTATATTTGTTTGTTGTCCCGCTTCGTTAAATGTTCTTCCTAATGGGTCACCCACTCTTATTCCGCTTGTTGGTTCTGTTTCTTGAAATGGTGTGCCTTCTTCTTGAATTAGTTGTTCTTGAGGTTGAGCAAATGTTTGTGCGTTGGGGTCTAATGTTGGAATACCTTGACCTAATGCTTGATTTGGATTAAAAGGAGTAGTGCCTAATTGTTGTACTTGTGGTTGTTGGGTTTGGTTTGTTGTTTTCTTAGTGCCACCACTTATCTTAATATCCTCTCCCTTAATTCCTTTCTTAACATTTACAGGATTTTGTATTTTCTGCACAAACTTCTTTTTCTTAGGCACATTCTTTTTATCCTTCAACGCACCACTTTTGGTTTTAGTAAACTTCCTTGCTCTATCTTTTTCTCTTTGTTTTTGAAATAATTTCTTAGATGTTGATTGTACCATTTATTGCACCCCCACGTTAGTAACCGCAGTGTCCTCAGGTGTACTGGCTTGCATTGTTTCACTCTTAGATTGGTCGGTTAATAATTCTTGTTGTAAACTTGCAGGTACTTCTAATTGTATATCCAAGTTTAACTGCCCTCTTACTTGTTCCATAATAAATAATTGTTCTTCTGAGATTGTAGTTTCAAAAGCTACGAAAGCTATCTTTGCACTGGCTTCAGTAAACTCTGCACCGCCACCCGCAACAATCATAGGAACACCTGTTGCTTGATAGAACTCTGCCCCTAATAATTGGATCCAAGGCAGAGGATTCATAGTAGCATTACTAGGCACCCCTGCCAATTCTGTTTCAACCACACCCTTCGGAATGTAAATGTTTTCACCCTTATATCCTGCCTTATCTGCTTTTGCTTTAAACGCAGCAATTTCAGTAGCGTCGTCTGTATCTAAATGATATATCCTAACTGGATAAACATTTCTGTGAAGCATAATTTGGTAGTCCGCCATAGCTTCCTCGTATCTGATAATAAGTTTCTCAACTGCGGGGACAATACTCTTTCCGTGAATTTCGTCTGCTACCCTATCCTTCATTAGATGGAATATTTGTTCGGGTTGGAATGTTTTATTAGTTTGTCCTTTAGTTATCTGTTCGTACCTAATAATTCTACCCTGCCTATTTGCTACAATTTGAATACTACCCGGATTTAAGGGTTTAATATTTATTAGACCCCCTTCATTATCTCGGATAATTTCTGCGAAAGAATCACCGCCAATATGGTAAGTCCGAATTGCGTTTTCGAGAATTGTGTTAAATGTATCTTTTCCGTTACCTGTTATCGTCGATAGCATTAACTCTGTAATTTCGTTAGATGTAAATCCTTTCCCAACTGTCCAACGTGCCTTAGCATTTACTGCAGTTTTGAATTTAGCATTTTCGTGATAGTAACCAAACTGGTCTGTCCAATCTGTATTAATGTAAGTTGTCTCCTTACTATCTTCTGCACCATCAGTGTCTAAACTTGTTACTGAATACTCGGTAGTATCTTGATTTTGTTTATCTCCATAATCTGTACTTCCAATATCTGTTTCTGGCATTTTATCCCTCTAATTTAAATGGTATGATTATTCTTGAACGTGAGTTTCCATCAACAAACCCACCGCTCACAGTATCTTGTGGGTTTAAACTTATTCTGTTAAACAAGTTAGTCCCACCTATAGCGTCAATATCCATACTTAATGTTAAACGCAATTGTTCGCCTTTTTTAATTAATGTTTCTGTGCAATCAAAAGTAATCAGTAAAGTGTTTTCCTGTTCTGCAATACTTAAATCTGTACTCTTACCCTGCCCTATTTGTGTTTCACTTACTCCGTCCCATTTATACAATGTTAAAATAGTTTGCATTGTGATAGTTGGAGTCGTTCCACCAAAGTCCCACGGAATCCTAGCAAAAGCTTTACCCCTCACTGTTCTAGGTAAATTGAAAACTGTTGAATCGAAGTCTGTATCTAATTGACTAGCGGAAGTGTGTTCTATATATGTCGGTGCATCGGAAACAACTGTTCCGTGGTCTGCTGTCATCATTAAACCGCTTGTTAAAGAACTAGGCACTAAAACATAATTTGTAGTAGTATCTTGAAAAGCCATAAGGTCATAAGTTACATAACCAGTAGCGTCTGCAAAATCATTATAGTTAAATGTAATTATTCTCTCTCTGCCCGGTGGAAAGATATTCTGTGCACCGTAAATTGCCATTATGCAATCACCTCACTATGTCCATATATTGCTGACTCGTGCCCGATATCCATTCCGCCGTGTATAACTCTGCCCAACAACCGACCATATTTACCTGTCCTTTTCTTATGATTTAATTTCACTTCTACCACCTTCCCCAACACCCTATTAGTAAGCCAAGCTTTACTATCCTCACCACCTTCGCCCAATTCTGCAGCTGCAATATTAATAAACCTTACCTTAGTCGGAAAATCTCTCTCTTGCCATTGAACCGCGATAGTATCTCCGTCCATAACTTTAACACACTCGCCTTCAAAATCTTCCAAATGTTGTTTATGTGGGGATAAAGCACCGTGTAATGCTAGTTGGTTATTCGTTAATTCAGGATAATCTTTAAAATTATGTGGTGCAAAAGCTTTAACCTTAATGGCACTATCTTTTTCAACACTTTCAATCCATTTTTTAGCGTCAACTTCCCAAGTCTTAGGCATCGTTCACGAACACCTGCGTTTTTTTATCTCTCAATATGGATAAACAAGACATAGCTCTATCTCTTAAAACAGTAATCATACTCTCTGCCTCAGTTCTAGTAGTAAATCCTGACATATCGTACTCTATACAGTAGATAGCAGCTAGGTTACTTCCTGCTTCTTTAAGTAAACCCTTCACGTCTGCATCTAATGCTGCATAAGTATCAGAATAATTAGTTCTTGTCCAAGCGTTGATAAAACTCTCTGCTTGTGAAATGTAATCATTAGTATATGCTTCTGCGACAGAAACTGAACTTGCGTTAGCGCCTGCCTTCCGTGTTATTTCTGCGGTTGTTGCGAATATGCCTGTATCTGCCATTGTAATTTCCACTAATATATGTAAATATTTAAACTTTTTGTACGAATACCCCAAACTGCGCGAATTAATGCTTCAGTAATGTGTGTGTCATTTCCAAATATCCGTAAGTTTCCACCACTATATTCGCCCTGAACACTTTTCAGGGAGTGGTAAATATCGTCATCTTCCCACAATTTAATCTTTCCCTGTTCCATCATACTACGAAGATTGTTGTAAAGGTCTTCTTTCAGTAGTTTCTTTCTCCTAGAATTGTCCTTATTTATGGAACGGCTAGCGTTATTGATAGGAACTACTTTCCTTCGGGTTTGTGGGTCTACTCTCAATGGATCATAGACACCAACACCCATTCCACCATCGTCAATAAATATCTTCTTGTAGTTATACATATCGTCACTTTTCTTAATAGACTTAACTGTTTCTGTTAGGTAAGTCTTAGTGGTGATTGTGAGTTCTATCTGGTGTGCTTTGCCGTACCTGTCTTGTATGCCGAAGAGTACGGTGGAATCTTCACCCATTCGGGCAATATCACAACCCAAGTAATTAGAAAACTCAGACGAGGTAAAAGAAGATGAGTTAGGTTTGGAAAGACCACCCCGCCTGAGCGTTAAACATGATTTGATAAGTTCTGTGGGGAAGAACTGACGTAGTTCGTCCACCAATTGGCCTTCATATTCTTGAGCATATTCCAGTACACTCATTCTACTACGTTCCCTAGCCAAGTGTTCTAGGCCTTTATCTCTCTGAAATGTAGTCCAAGTATCACATATAGTCCTATTCTTTATAACTTCTTCGCTGGAATAGCTGAATCGGGTGAAAGAGGAGTAAGCGTCATCTTTATTATTGAAGGTATCTGCGAATTGTCCTTCGCGTCCGGCGGGGGTACTGAGGTAAATGGAATCTCCACCAGTAGTAAGAAGCATTGGAGTAACTGCAGAGAATACTTCCTGTGGTACTCTTGAGCATTCATCAATATATAGGCGGTGCACAGTAAGGAAACGTATTCCAATTCCTGAAATTCCGGTAGGAAGGCACCAAATTCGGGTGCCATTCTTTAGGTTAATTTTAGATTTGGTAGGTCTGTCCTTACCTTTCTTAATCATATTTCGGTGGTGTTCGGCCAAGTACGCTAAGGTTTTGTCAAAGAGGGAGAAAGCTTGCCTTTCTGTTGGAGCAATCATCAAAACTATCTTTTTGGAGTGGGTAGCGGCATACTCGCCCGCATCCATACTCGCAATTTCACTTTTCCCGATTTGACGTCCGCAACAGAGGATTTTATCCCCTTCTGTTGCTAGGAATTCTTTCTGCCATTTATCTAAGTTGATTTTCATCGTAAACTTACAAACAAAATGATTAACCAATGAATAAGTATCAAAATCCAAATTATTAAATTTCTTTTATTTATCATCTGTCCCCCCAATATTTAACCCACCTGTTAAACTTCCTTAAGTTTGCCGAATCTAACATTAATTCTGGCAACTCATTTTTACCATTAATAAGTTTTTTAAATTTCTCTTCAATATATCCGGGTGCTTTTCCTAAAATTCCTTCATGGTTTTCCATAAGAATACAGAAAGCAACAATTCTTCTTAATTCTTTATTGTCCATCTTCTTCAACACATCTAGTTCTCTTTTGGTATATGGGTTTTCGCAGTTTCCGCATTTCATTGTTCTACCTCGCTGGAGAAGGAAGAAAGCTCTTTCGAGCTATCCCCTAAAAACTTCTTCTGTATTTCCTTATGCATTATTCTTTGTTCGAAGTTATCCAGTATATTATTAAAATGGTTTCTTACATTTCTAATCTTTTCGTGGATATAAGCTTCTGATTGATGTTCGCCTTTAATCTCCTGAAATAAAGCGAAAAGCTGTTCTTCCATATATGTCGTTGACATATGCTCAAATTCAATTACTCGTTTTAAGTTCTTCATTTTTGTTATCTCCGTACTTGTGATGTCTTTTTCTGGTACTCTCAATCACAAGCATTTCGTCGGAGTAAATGCTTGTGTGTCTTCCCCCACAATCCCCAGTAGGAGCCACTAACTAACCCCATATAAGTTGTGAGACAAGACAGACTTGTTTCACAAGTTTTAGGAGTGTTAGTTAGACAACCAGGGGGATTTTGTGGTTAGTTTTCTAAGCTCAAGGATAATATTAATTTTTTAATTTTTCCTGTGGGTTCCTACACACCAACAAACCAACCACCACCAAACTCGCAATACATAACCCTAAGTGTGTAAACATGTTAGCCGGCCCCTATTAACTACAAATGGCTAATTAGTCTAGCCCCCCCTTGGGGGGGTTGGGGGGGATAATAGATGCCTTGACACAGAGTCAAGGGGTTGATAGTCTAGCCCCCCCCTTGGGGGGG